CACCACACCCATGTAGATAATAGGTAGAAGCACCACCATTGGCTGCTGTAATCATGTTAGGATAAACATCAGCATCTTGACGTATAGCTTGAAAAGCATTGTAGGTATAGAAAGGAATACTCATTTCCATTACAGGTACTGATCCATTAATCATATCAGCTGTAGGCGCATACTGACCACTATTATGTATCATACATGCTACATTTCTAGTGCCATCTTGAGTAATAACTTTTAAGCGATAAGAACCACGTTTAAAAAGAAACATAAGTTCAAACAATGGAGGGCCAGAGAGTACAACATTCGAAACACCGTAAGTCCATACTGGTGAAGGATTAATAGAAGCCCCAGCTGTAGCTGGTTGTTGAGCCCACATTATATGACACATGTCCCTAAGAGTTAAGATTTCTTCTCCACAAACAACTCCTTTATGTGCATAAGCTGTAAAAGAAGGATTAAATGGTTCAAAAGGAATAGAAAAATCCTTACGAGGAAACGATTCTGGAGTAAAGGTATATTCTACACTAATAGGAGCGTAATACTTAACATCTTCCGCTGCACTCTTATAAATAATCATATAAATAGGAGTAGTTGCAGTAGAAACTGGTTGTGACCATGATACAACTTGAGCATAAATTGAAAAGCCAGTACTGGCAGCAGTGGTAGTTGCTTGAACAATAGCACCGTAAGGATAAGGTACAAAGAAGGAGGCTTCAGTAGTACCAGATACTTCAATAAATTTATGATAACAGTTTTGCCAATTGCCAGAACTACCGGATCCAGTCGTTACTCCAAGCCACAACACAATTCTTGCTGAATGCATTAGTGAGCAGGAAAAATATATTTTGAACTTGTAACCACCAGAACGCCAACGAAACATATTAGATATAAAAGCATCATAATTTTCATAAGCGGAATCTTTCCATAAATCAATTACTGAAAAAGGCGAAGTTGTACTATACAAATTAAATGCTTGTGTCATCTGAGGTGTTCCTGCAATTTTAGCTATAAGCATATCATCAGAATTTGAAGCTATAATTGGATCTGTAGATACTGCATTCTCTGGATCAACTCCACCACATTTAGTAAGTGATATACCTTTACCATAAAAATCGGTCTGCAAATAACTAATACGCGGAGTATTATTAACATCAACAGACATAGGTTTATCTAA